GCTGAACCCTTTAAAGATGTGGATGCAATAATGACTATAGAACAAATAAATAGGGCAAGTTTTACCCTCAAGATTGAGCTCTTACAAGAAAATAGAGTTTTGGGTATAGGTAAGCAACTAATATGCTTTGCAAACAAGCAAGATAAATTAGTAAAAATACCAGACGAAGTTAGAGAGAAATTAAAAATATATTGCGACAATTAAGTAACTCTTATTGTGGGTTAGAATTTTAAAGAAAGAGGTAATAAATGAAAACACTAGAACAGCAAATAGAAGAGTTAGAAGTTGAAATAAAAGGATGGCACGAAAGTTATGATAATCATCCTGATGGATTTGGGGCAGTTGCTATAAGAGATTTAGATGAGTCTTTGAATATTATAAAGCAGCTTCAAGAAGAGAATAAAGAGCTTAGAAAGGGTTTAATAACAATTACTAATATGGTTGATAATCAAAATCCTACACATGAGGCAATCTGGAGAATTGCTGATTTTATTTTAAATAAGTAAAACATGAAAACACTAGAACAAATACAAGAAGAGAATAGGAAAGCAATTATTATAGCTAACAATCCAGAGGCTAAGAATTATAAACAGGCTTTAGAGATGGAGCTTGGTATGAGATGTGGGGTGAAAGTTTCAAGATATTGTGTAATGTCGGATGACGTTATATTTTATTGCAATAAAGAGTCTGTAAAGTTATTAGGAGGTAGCGAAGTGCCTAGAAGTTGGATAGTTGATATTATAGGCAAGCCCCTAACTCTTGATAGAGTGCTTATTGCTTTAGAAGATGTGGCTTGTGACTTGACGCTATCTTTTGATACCTTTGCTGGTGATAACATAGTTAATATCAGATTAGATAATCCTTTTAATTGCGAAGGTAAGTTTAATTGGAACCTAACCAAACCAACCCTAGAAGAACAAACCGAAGAAACGCAAAGAGCAATGAACGAACTATTAAATAATAAACCAGAGGGGGAGGAATGAATAAAGATAATATCTTAGGAAAGGTGATTAAAACTCTCAGAAAGGAAAAGGGGTTGACTCAAAAAGAACTATCTGAATTAGCTTGCATAGGATACGATAATTTAAGAAAGATAGAAACAGGAAGAGTTAATAACCCATCATTTTTTGTTATAATGATGATATGCGTTGGCCTTAAAATATCTATGAACCAATTTTGCTATAAAATGAGCCAAGAGAATTTAAATAATTTTAAACCTATATATAATTATCAACCTTATATTACTGCTTAATTTATGATAAACAACCTAATAAAAGAAGCAACATTGCAGGAAATAAACGAATTGCGAGACAAGACAGAATTAACCCCGCATGAAGTTAATAAATTGCAATACCTAGAACATAAATTATTAACTGATGGTTTTATAAAAGAAATAGAGGCTCTAAAGAAGATGCTTCATAATCAAAACATCCTATTAAGTGCTATGTGCCCTGATTGTAAAATAAAATATCAACTATGAATAAACAACAAATAACTCAAGAGGAGTTTGATAAGAAAGTTGATGAAGCAGTAAACACTGATATTGAAGGACAGCTAATTATCATTAAGAATGAGAAAGTAAGGAGAAAAAAGAAAGATTTAGCAATATTAACTTTAAATTTGAGATATGAGATTAAATAAAACAATACTAACCCTATTACTAGTTTTAATTCCTTCTACTGGGTGGGGGATGAAGTGTGAAAAAGTCAATAAAGCAAAACATATATCAAGATGTGTAGATAAAGAGGTTACCTGCTATACCTACTGGACTGATGCTATCTCATGTATTAAGAACCAAGAGATAACCAATGATTAACTTGCTAAAACCAGATCCAGAATATAGAAACGGCTACAAAGACCCACAGAGGATGCAAGACATCCATGATTTACCATGTTCGCTTTGCTTGTATCTAAAAGAACCACAAAAAAGCCCCACACAAGCCCACCATAGAATAGGATTAGGCTTAGGTAAGAAAGCAAGTGACAGATTTTCAATGGCTTTATGCAGCGACCACCACCAGCACGGCCCTTACGCAATACACCACATAGGAACTAAAGCATTTGAGGAGAAGTTTAATATTAGCCAGGATGATTTAATATTACTGACTGATAGGATGCTTGATCACATAACCGTCACATAAGCAAATCCTTGTTAATAAAGGAATTAACCATATTTCCTATGTCAGGAAAAAGGTTTTTATCACATAAAGAAAAAAAGTATTGACTATCAAAAACATTGTATGTAATATTATTCACTTATATTAAGTAAATACAATTCTTTATGAGTAAAAACCTAGGAAAAATATTAAAACATATCAGGGTATTCAGTAAGTCAACACAAGAAGAGGTGAGTCTTAAGGTTGGGGTAACTAGGGCGCATTTATCTCTAATAGAGAATGGTCACAAAAAACCAGCATTAGATGTTTTGGAGAATTATTCTAAATCTTTTGATATATCTCTTTCTAATATAATGTTATTTGCTGAGAATTATGAGGAAAAAATCTCCTTCAAAAGTCTACTGAAAAAATCTGTGACTGGCACAGCCTTAAAGTTCCTTGATTGGGTTTGTAAAGATAATTAATCTTAATATGGCTAATAAAAGAACAAGAAATATATGGGGTTGTATGAAACAAAGATGTTTAAATATGAATCATACTGCCTATAGATATTACGGTGATCGCGGAATTAAAATTTGTGATAGATGGTTAGAATCATTTGATAACTTTCTTGAGGATATGGGAGATGCCCCAGAAGGCTTGACTATCGACAGGATTGATAACAACGGCAATTATGAGAAATCAAATTGTCGATGGATTACTATGAAAAAACAAAATAAAAATAAAAGAATAAGTAATGGACCAAGAATAAAATATAATCCTCCCGATAAATTAAAAATTGTGAAAAAAATACAAAAAGAGGCCTTGGGAGATGTAGAAATACTAATAGAAAAAGGGCAAATAGATCTCAAAAAGCTAAGAAAAGCTTTAAATCTAACCCAAGAAGAGCTAGCTGATGAAATAGGTTATTCAAGAGAGCATTTAAACTATATAGAAAGAGGAATTAGAAAGCCTGGTAAGAAGCTTTTTAGAGCCATAGAAGAGAAACTAACTGTTTTAGAAGGGGTAAGATCTAAAAACGATCCTGAAACGGCAGGCGATAAGTTTAATAAGAATAATATAGGATATTAGATATGAACGCAGAACAAATAAACAAAGAAAGACTGGAGTTAATACAAAAAGCCAGAAAGGTAAATAGAGAAAGGGAGAAAGAACAAGGGCTTCACCTATGTGGATTTTGTAATAAAGATGTAGATATCTGCAATAATAACTGTAAAGATCGCAAGAATAGAATATCAATCTCTAATTCAAACTAATTAGCCATGAGAATATTATTTATATCAATACTGATAAACTTACTAACTTCTTGCATAACTCCACTTCCACCATGTGAGGGAGATGAGGAGCAGATTTATAGATGTCAGAGCTTAAGGATTCAGGAAGAGCAGTTAAGAAGAACTAGAATGATCCAAATTAATCAAAATCAACAGATTTGGAATGATTGGAATAAGAAGAATGTAAGATCTTATGGAGGGAGATATAACTATTAGCCGGATTAGCTCAGAGGTAGTAGCAACTGTTTTGTAAACAGTAGGTCGTCAGTTCGAATCCGACATCCGGCACCAATGGGTTGTAGCCAAGCGGTAAGGCAACTGGTTTTGATCCAGTCATGCGCAAGTTCGAATCTTGCCAACCCAACCATTATTTGATATTAATATTATTAGGATGTAACTTAGTTATGATTAACTTAATATTAACAAAATAAAAGTTATGAAAAAATGCAAAAAAGGTATAATAAAATTTAAAAGTAAAGTAAGAAAGAAGCTTAAGGATGAGAGGAGGGAGTTAAAGGTTAGAAAAGAATATGCAGATCGTCTTAATAAAGAAAATAATAGTCTGATAGAGCTAAATATTCAAAATACAAAGAATATGCAAGCAACCATTAACCAGAAAGATAAGGAGATAAGAGAGTTAAAACAAGAACTTAAAGCTACAAAAGAAGAGAGGGTTTTAATATTGTATGAAATTGAGCAAGAAAGACATAATATAGTAGACTTGGAAAAAGAAAACAGTAAATTAGTGGTTGAAAAATACGACCTGGAAACAGCATTAAGTATTTGTAATAATAGAATTAAATACGAATTCAGAGGGGAATGATGGATATTTGCCTGGAGTGTAGAAAGGAAGAAGAAATGTCATATGGAACAGAAGAGTTCTGCAAAGGATGCTTTCTTGACAAATACCCTATGATGGTAGAGATATTAAAAACTCTAGAAGAAGCTATAGATGTAAATAAAGAAGTGCTAAAATTAACTGATGAGCAATTAAAGAAAGCTTATCTTGATAGAGATCACTTAAGAGGCTTTATGTGGGGATTGCAATGTGCTTTAAACGCAGGAGCATTAAAAGATAGTAATGAGAAGATTAAAAACAGAATTAAACTAGCTTTATCTTAACACAATACTAACTAAGAGCTAGAATATGACTAAGAGAAAGAAGAGTTTAGGAAAAACCAAAGCAGGAACAGAAAGAAAGAGAGAGCCAAGAGAAGGGGATGGAAGGCCGACTAAGTACACCAAAGAGCTAGGAGAAGAGATAGCTAGATTAATGACTCATAATACAATTCAAAAGACCTGTGAGCTAGTAAATATAAACCCTGATACGTATTATGAATGGATATATAAATACAAAGACTTTTCCGAAATTTCCACGGAAGCCAGGAAAACAAAGGCCATAAAACACTTCACAGAATGCGAAAATATCTTAGAAGAGATGAAATATAGACAAGATGATGAGGAGGTTAGAGCAGATATAGTAAGATTAAGATTAGATTTCCACTTAAGATTAGCAGGTAAAGCAAACCAAGGACTATTTGGTGATCAAGCTAAGAACAATATCCAAGTTACAGTTGACAATAAGGATGTTGATGTTCCAACAAGACAAACTCAAGAAGAATGGGAGGCAAATAGTGCATAATTGCCTAAAAAATGAACCCGCATAAATACTGGCTTGAGGCAACTCCCCCCACCGTACGGATAAAATAATATTTATAATAAATGAACTACTCTTGGAGACCACAAAAAGGAACACAACTAAAAGCAATAACGGCAACATGGTGTGAGGAATTGTTTTTCGGTGGAGCAAGGGGAGGTGGTAAATCAGATTTCCTACTGGGTGATTTTGCTCAAGATGTGAATGTATATAAAGAGCATTGGCACGGCATACTATTCCGTAAACTATATAAAGAACTTGATGAGTTAATCAAAAGAAGCCACCAAATATTCCTTCCAATGGGAGCAGTTTTTAAAGTTCAAGAAAAGAAATGGGTATTTCCTAATGGGGCTACATTAAGATTAGCAGCAATGGAAAGAGATGAAGATGCAGACAAATACCAAGGCCACCAATTCACTTGGATAGGCTTTGATGAACTCCCTAACTGGGCTAATGATAATGGATATAATAAACTAAAAGCCTGTTTGCGTAGTGCTCACAATGTCCAACATAAAAGAATCAGATCCTCTGGAAACCCAGGTGGAGCTGGACAAGATTGGGTGAAGAAACGTTTTATTGATCCATGCCCCGAAGGATTTACCCCACTAAAAGACATTAAATACATCAACATAAATACCGGAAGCCAGATAGAGCTAGAAGATGTTGATGAAGCAATAGTAAGAGATCCAGACTGGAAGAAGATAGAGTCTGTTAGGATGTTCATCCCCTCAAGACTCCAAGATAACAAAATATTGATGGAGAATGACCCTTTTTATATTGCTAAACTAGCACAAGCAGGTGGAAAAGAGCTGGTTAAAGCTTGGTTAGCTGGTGATTGGAATGCTATCGAAGGAGCTTATTTTGATGATTTCGACAGAACTAAACATATAGTAAATGACTTCATAATCCCAGCCCATTGGCATAGAGTTAGAGCTTTTGACTGGGGATATTCTGCACCATTCTGCGTATTGTGGGGAGCTGTTAGTGATGGAACACTTATTGACACAGGGACGGGCACCCTATTCTTCCCTAAAGGAGCAATAGTTATTTACCGTGAATATTATGGAACCACTGGCAAACCTAATGAAGGAATAAAGATTAACGCTGATGAGATAGCTAGAGAGATTAAAAAGATGCAAGATGGTGAAGAAATTAATGACCAGGTAGCAGATCCAGCAATATTTGATGTAAGTGTTGGTGTTTCTATCAATGAACAAATGAACAAAGAGGGGGTGGTTTGGAGGCCTGCGGACAATAAACGCGTGGCTGGATGGCAACAAATAAGAACTAGATTAAAAGGGGTTGACAATAAACCCTTGCTATTTATAATGACTTCATGTAAGTCATTAACTCGGACAATTCCGATAATGCAATATGATAAAACTAAGCCGGAAGACTTAGATACTAAGTTAGAGGATCATGCTTTAGATACATTGCGTTATTTATGTATGAGTAGGCCACTAACTAATGAATTGCCAGCGCAACTGCCAGAAATTGCAGAGCAATGGTGGAAAGATTTTAACCCTCATAATGTGAGGAAAGGGAGGATCAATGAAGGGTAATTTTATAAGGAGTTGGGATCGACCGAAGCCCATAAAAAAAGATATAGATAAGTGGGATAAGATAGGAGAAGAATCTCCTATAGCTAAAAAAAGAACTATGAAACTAAATAAAACAAGGCGCTTCAGCGTTGTTTATCAGTTAGATACTAACAAGATAAACAATACAGATGGCCGAAGTACAAGTAGAACAATCTAAAGACCTTAGCACTTCTAAAGGAAAAGCAGCTCTAGTAGATATTTGGAGTGCAGAAATAGAAAATGCTAGTAATTACGAGAAGAACTTTAGAAAAGAAGCCCAGTCTTATATTAATAGATATAAGAACAGTAATACCAACAGTGCAGATACAGCCATTGAGGGATATAATGTTTTTTGGTCAAACACCCAAACACTAAGACCATTAGTATTCTCCAACCTACCTAATCCAAACATTACCCGCAGATTCCTAGATAAGGATGAGAATTCACGTATCTTGTCAGAAATGATGGAGCGTTCTCTTTCTTTATTTTTAGAAGAATCAAACGCAGTAAATACATTCAATAAATCAAGAGATGATTACCTAATCCCAGGAAGAGGAATTGTAAGGGTTATTTTTGATCCTGCTGATATTGTAGAGACAGTAGAAGTCACAGTTGATGAAGATACTGGAGATAGAGTAGAAGAAGTTATAGAAGATGAAGATTTAGATACAAAAAGAGTAAGACCAGAATATGTAGAATGGGATGATTTAAGAATGTCCACAGAAACCACATGGGAACAAGTAAGGTGGATATCTTTTAGACATTTGATGACAAGAGATGAATTAACTGAAAAGTTTGGATCTATTGGTAAGAAAGTTGATTTAAACTACTCCACAGCCGATAAAGATACTCAAGACAAACATAAAGATAATGAAATCTTCAAAAGAGCTGAAGTATGGGAAGTATGGGATAAAACTTCAGAAAGAATTATATGGTTAACTCTAGGTGGCAATGGAATAGTTCTTAGTGATGAAGAAGATAATTACAATCTAAAAGGATTCTTCCCCACACCCAAACCATTAGGAAGCGACTTTAACCCTACTGGGCTTACACCTATTCCTTTGTTTAGAATGTATATCTCCCAAGCGGATGAATTAAATGTGCTTGATACTAGGATTAGGGCTTTAGTTGAACAAGTTAAATTCTGTGGTGTTTATAATAGCATGGCAGAAAACACTAACATTGAATCTATAATGAACGGTGAAGATGGGGAGTTCGCACCACTTCAAGGAATACAGCCAGGAGTTAAAATATCTGATCAAATAGAATGGAAGCCAATAGTTGATCTTGTTAATGTTATTGTAGCTCTAAGAAGCCAAAAAGCGGAAATATTACAAAACATAAGAGATATTACGGGATTAAGCGATATTGTCAGAGGAACTACAGTTGCCAGCGAAACAGCAACAGCCCAAAGATTAAAAGGTGATTTTGCTATATCAAGAATCCAGCCTTTACAGCAAGAATTCTCTATCTACATAAGAGATGTCCAAAGATTACTAGCTGAGTTAATAGTCGAAAACTACACAGTGGAAGAATTAGCTAAGATCACTAATTTAAAGAAGGTTGACTTACAACTAGAGAGTAAAAGAATATTACAACAACAAGCTGACTTATTTGATGAAGCCGTTCAACAATTAGATCCAAATGATCCTCAATACCAAGAAAAGATTAACCAACTTAATGAGCAACAACAAATAGGTTACGAGAAAAGTATTCAGCCATTTATCGATGAGTTAAAAGGCTATGCAGCAACTCCAGAGCAATTACAACAAATAGATGCTCTAATGAAAGATGACCAACTAAGAACATTCTCCGTAGATATTGAGACTGATAGTACGGTTAGGATCGACCAAAACCAAGAAAAAGCTGATAGATTAGAGTTTGCTCAGGCAATAAGTACCTTCTTTGCCCAAGCAACACCTATTTTACAAGTTGGAGGAATGAATAAAACAGCATTCAATGAGATGTTAAGATTTATTAGCTCACCTTTCAAAGTTGGTAGAAACCTTGAAGAATACTTATTGGATGAGAAACCTGATGAACCAAAAGGTCCTTCAATTGAAGAACAAATGGCTCAAGCTGATAATCAAAGGAAAGACCAAGAATTACAGCTAAAAGCTCAAGAAGTTAATATCAAACAACAAGAAGTTGATGTTAAAAAAGCTCAGGTTAAGCAGGGTCAAATTCAATTTGAAGATAAGCTAGAGTTTGAAGACGTTAATAAAGAAGCGGACAGAAGAGCTAAAACTCTTGACCAAGTTATCCAAGATAGAACCCAAAGAGCAACGGCAGCAATAGAAAATAGTGATTTGATATGAAAGATCCAAGAAACTACAATCCAAGACTAGTATCTAGAGTGAATTCAGCATTTGCTGACCCTAGATCAGTAAGAGTAGCCCCAAAGATGGCGACAATAAAAAGGAGAAGAAAGATTGGAACAACAGTGAGGAATGAAAATCTAACTGTTGATGGACAGATAGCAAAAGATGGGGGAATTATGAGTCATGCAGATGGAAAAATGCATACAAGTAAGACTTCTTATATGCAGAGCTTAAAGAGTAAAGGTTTAGTAATTAGAGATTAATAAATATGGCAACGAATCAAGAAGGAAGACAAGCAGCTTTTAGAGCTATAGGTGGAACAACAGGCACTTACAATGAAGATGCTTTAGCTGCAATGATAGCAGAAGGTGGAACAGGAGATACTTTTAATGGTGTGATGGTTAGTTGGTTACAAACCAGACTATCTTCTAGTCAGACCAATCTAACTGATTTAATGAATGAGTTTGGAGTTAATGAAGGCTTTAGGAATTGGAACGATATGAACACTTTTTCAGCGGCTCCTTAATATATAAGATATGACAAACGGACCATCAACATACAATGAATGGGCTTATAAGTTCTATAAGGAGTATATAGAAAGCGGCCAATCAACTCAAAAAGTAGATGCTTTAGGGTTTAGCACTTTTGCAACTTTGGCAAATGGAGTTACTTATGACAGCACTGTCTTAAGCCTTGTTGGCTATACTCAAGTGCAAACCAATGTTCTTTCTGATGTCGATGGCACTATAGTTATTGATTTTATTAGAGATGAGGCTGGTACTGATATACTTAGAACTTTAACCATTCCTTACACAGGTGGAGCTGGATACCAGACTTTTTCAGCCCCAGCATTTACCCCATACGTCCGCTATAGATTTACGGCAGATGAGGCAGGGCAAGCAGATTTTTATTTTGATACTAAGTTTTTAACCAAGCCCTTAAGCGGTCAACTTTTAGGATTAGATGCTTTTATAAGCCCTAAGATGGTAGCGAACTTAGGTAGAAATATTATTGTTGGTAAAACAGTTGGTGGAAATTATGCAAATGTAGATATTGAACCAGTAACCAATAAACTAGGGGTAGCCGTTCCACGTTCTGCCTTTGGTGAATTAGAAGTTGTTAATCCAACTCCTGTTGTCCAAGCTGATTTTATCTATAATATAAATTCTGACTTAGTAACCTCGACCACCACAGGAAGTGGCACTGTTACCCAAGCGGATGCAATGGTTGTTCTACAAACAAGTGCAACAACTTCATCCTCTGCAAAAGTTGCAACAAATAGATTCGTTAAATATAGACCCGGCCAAGGCGTACACGCAAGAGGAACGGCATTATTTACAACTGGCGTTGCTGGGTCAACTCAACTATTCGGCCCCGGAGATGATGACAATGGCGTATTCTTTGGTTTTAATGGCGATTCTTTTGGAGTGATGAGAAGGTCAGGCGGTGTTGATACTTGGGTCGCTCAAACTGCATGGAATGGTGACAAGTTTGATGGCTCAGGTGGAGCTAGTAACCCAACGGGTGCAACCTTAGATGTGACAAAGGGTAATGTTTATGAGATCCAATTCCAATGGCTAGGATTTGGAGAGATAGTTTTTGCTTTAGAGGATGAAAATACAGGGCGTTTTGTGCCAGTACACACAATACCTTATGCAAATAATAATATAGTGCCTTCAATGCTTAACCCATCTTTTCCGATTATGTGGGAAGCTATTAATACAACCAATGATACTAATGTAACAATTAAAGGGGCATCATGTTGTGCGGAAATTGAGGGTGAAATTAGGTTACTAGGCCCAAGAAATAGTATTGATAACTCAAAAACAAATGTTGGTACATCATTGACTAATATCCTTACAATTAGGAATAAAAGCACCTTCGCTAGTCAAGACAACAAAACCCCAGTTATAGTTTCTAAATATAGTGCAGCAGTTGATGGAACTAAACCGGCAACATTCGAGTTAGTTTTAAATGGTACTTTAGGAGGAACGCCGAGTTATACAGATATATCAACTAATAGTTCTGTTGTTGACTACGATACAGCAGGAACAACAGTAACAGGAGGTAAATTATTAGATGGTGCAGCATTGGGAAAAGCAGGATCAGCAGATATTACACCCTTCTTAGAAGATGTGCAATTAAACCCTGGCGATACATTAACACTAGCTATCAAAGCCAGTTCTGGAACAACCGATGTTTCTTGTTTTGTTAAATGGATTGAAGATTTTTAATCAAATATAGACACTATTAAAAATAATTTATTTTATTACTTGACACAATATATAGTAGTAGATATAAAGGAGTAGTTAAGATAAAGATGTGGGATTAACTTGGTTTTTCACTTTTCCAAGTTAATCCTGTTCTTTTATCTTAAAATTATCTTGACACAATATGTAGTTTTATCTTAACAGAATATAAACTAATATTATGTATAAATGGGAATTGAAGTTACAGCGTCAGAAAATGAGGCAGAGAATATCATAGCAAATAGCTTTGATGAAGTTTTTGGTGAAGAGGCCAAAGAAGAAATAAAAGATGCAATCGTTGAGGAAGCGGCAGAAGATAAAGAGATTGATGAAGTTGAAGAAACTGATTCGGAAGAAGAGGCAACCGAGGAATCCCCGGAAGCTGAAGAAGATGACTCTACTGAGGAAGTAGAAGATGAAAAAGAAATTGAGCAAGATGAGACTGATCTTAATGAAAGCCTTCGCGGGGTATTCAGCAAAGAACATATTAGTCTGATTAGTTCATTAGAAGACTCTGAATTAAGAGATAAGTTTATTGAGGAAGGTAAGAAATCACGTTCTGAACTAGACAGAAAACGCTTAGAATTCGGAGAAGGTAAAAAGCTCGTAGAGACTTTAGATGAAACAGTAAAGGTAAATGGTCTTAATTACAATCGTCAGCAATATGCTGATGTTATTAAGAATTTCATGGGCTTTGATGCTTTATTTGCTAAAGATCCTCAGCAGGCAATAGAAACATTAGCTAAACAAGCTAATATAGACTTAAACACACTCGGCAGCAAAACTGTTCAGGAAGATGATCTAGACGATTATCGCACTCCAGAAGAGATCGAAATGGCTAAGAGATTAGAGACGTTAGAAAGACGTGAACAGCAAAGAGAAAATCAACTAAAACAACAAGAGCAACTTTCAGTACAACAAGAGATTAATGATTTTGCTAGTACTAAAGATAGCGATGGGAACTTAAAATATCCGTATTTCGATAAGGTTCGTGCAAATATGGGATTATTCTTTAATGA